ACGGATGATAAGCTGATTGGCGGTGCAACGATACTAAAAGCTGTTCCATTGGCTAATTAGGACGCCTCCTGCTTTATACCCTGTACTGTAAAAATGGCTTAACCATGCGGGTTTGAGGCCTCTGTCTCCTCCCTCTCACGGGGATAACCATAGGTTAAGCTATTGATTTAATTGAGGAAAAACAGCACTTCTCAATTAAAAAAGGGAACAAAATTAGGGCTTTTTTTTAACTACGGAAATGGACCCTCACAGGCAAAATTCCCGGTCCTTTTGCAGTATCTCAATGTACTGTCGTAGCGACAGTATTTCCTGCTCTTTGGCGATCAATTCCGCTCGGAGATGGTCGTTGTCTAGTTCCAGCGTTTGGATGTAATCAGTCGTTACCTGATCGTTCGCTCTCATACTCCCGCTCCTTCAACAACTGAAGATAGTGGATAGCCTTGTCTATATCCTCCGGTCCATTTTTGATCTTGTGGCGGCAGATATACTTGATTGCGTTTCCCTCACACCAGCCCAATCCATTTCCCTCAATGAAATCGATCGGCTGGATAGCCATGCTTTTGTAGTGATCTCCACCGATTTGTGTATCAGATGGAAGGTCAGACCACGTTTTCATGCGGCCCTCGTCGTTGGTTTTGGGACGTTTGCCACGGCCAACCTGCCCTTCAGCGGAGAGCCACAGCTTTTACATTTGTAGCGTTGGTACGGAACAATGGTGCGGCGCTCCAGCCCGTTCTTTTTCACATCTGTTGATCCGCACTTGGCGCAGATCAGGCCGTCATCAATCCAGTGCCCCCAATTCGGGTGCTGCTTCACCCACGGGAGAAGCTGGTTGTATACGTCCTCAAGTAAGGTGACGTCCTTCTTGTTGTAACGCTCCATGACCTTCCAGGCTTTTGGACATCCGTCCATGCAGTCATGCCAGAGTTGAAGACCCATGTGCTTGACCTTGCCGCCAAGTCCTAAGTATTGGGCAACGTAGTCAAGCTTATTGGACGGTAGCCTGAACCGTTGCCGCGCAGTCTTTAGGAGATCTATCTCTGAGTAGGAGGAAGGAGGAGGAAGGTTGTCGTAGAGGAATTCGTGATTGAGGGTGGGGATATCAAACTTGGTGCCGTTGTAGTGGATAACGGCATCGGCCTCTTCAAGCAGGTCGTATATCTCCCGGATCATCTTCTTACGGGTGGTTCTTTGGACGGAACCAAAAAAAACCTTTCGTTGTCCGTACCATTTCGCGGCCCAGCACAACGTGTAGCCCTGCTCAATTACGTTGTCTGGGTTTATGTTCTGGTTCCACAGACCCCAGGAATATACCTTGTGGGGGGCTGTTTCAATATCTAACAAAAGTATCTTCAAGAACTAGATCACTCTGTAACGTCCCTGACGGACAGGATTGTCTTCCTGCTAAGTATCCTCGCTTGGCTCCTTCGACTGCCCCGGCTTGCCACGCCTGATCCCAGGTTGACCACCTGATAACAAGCGCAAGTACAACAAGGACCGCAGCCGAGAAGGAGACACGCAATGCGTGGAGCCACTTTTCAAACGTCCTCTTCTTAGCCAATTTTCTTCACCCTCCGTATCATTCCAGAAGGAATCACTAAGAGTTCTGAATAGGCTTCGTTGTCCCTTGATTGCGCGACCACGCATACCCGCTCGTCCTGTTTTAACAAGTACCCCAAAGAGTGTGTCGGATGGGGCTTCAGCTTCTTGGCTTCGGCCTCAGTAAAATCCGCCTGGCTATGCCAAGCATCATCCCAGTAAACTTCTACTTTCTGCGCCACAGCCTAATTCCAAAGGTTGCGCCATAGATCGACAAGATTAGGAATCTGTACCAGTCTGGAGTCATCTCCAGGTGCCGAAACCCTGTCTCGACATAGGGCTGGGTAAAAGGAATGAAGACCAGCACAAGTGGGATCGTTAGGACGATAATGACAAGTTCGTCCTTCCACCCTGAGTTTCTGATCGATTCCAGTTCCCATGCGTGGTCCCGGCCTTCCGATTCGGAAGCTCTCCGTGTCTTGGCTTCCTCCCAGGCTTGTTTTCCCCGGAGCTTCTCCATCTCAATGAGATGCTTCTGCTCCTCTTTATCCATGTAGTAGTCGGCTACTTTTGGGGCGACCTTTTGTAGCAACGCCCCAACAATACCACTCCACATTATATGAAACTACTTATTATAATTCCAGCAAACAGGGAGACAGCACTAATAATTAAAGCGGGTGTCCGGTAGTGTTGCCAAACCACTTTGAGTTCGTCCGAAATCTTTGCCTTATCCATCCTTGAATATCCTCGCTAGTTCCTTTGCTCTGCCCGGTGTCTGCTCTGCCCACCTGGAGTCGAGCATCTCATCGGCGGCAGAATCCCAATCAGACCTGTCAATTGCCCCCAAGAAGCGACGAAATTTCTTCACGCCCCCGTACCCCATCTGAAAGCACATCTCTACTAAAACACCCCTCCTGACAGGGCTGAGAAGCATATATTGGGGGAAGCTACGGGCGGCTAGTTCAGCCCGCTTAAAGTCGGTATCGAACATGACATCCAGTTCGTAATCCGTGAAGGGAACAGCCTCCAGGTTGCGGCCATATCCCACGGTGAGGATGCCTTCAGAATCTCTGTAGGGTCGGTTTCTTTTCCCTTCGTGTCGCTTGATGCGCTCTTTTATTGCCATACGACATGATCTTTAATCGAAGACCAAACCATTTTGATGAGCGCCACTAAACCAGTAGTAATGACCAAAGCAGCGCCAACCGCCCCTCTATATCTAGCAAGCTCTGTTTTAATTTCAGATACCTCGCTGCGAATTTCGTGGACTTCTTCTTCGATATTTCTGAGGCGTTTATCGTCTGACATTTGTGTGCCTTCTTGGGGGAATACTTTCCCATTAGTCCGCTAAATTGGTTTCTCGGTCATAGGTAAAAGTAAAGGGGTTCAGGACAATCTTCCCTGATGAGTTCATGTTGCCCTTCGTAATCAGGTGGAACTCAATCGTGCCTGACCCGGCACCTGTACCGTTTAGTCGGCCAAAGCCCATCTCGACGGTTGAGGACGTTCCGATATAAACAAAGCCCACGTTTTGAATATGCTCAAATCCAAGCGACCCGTTGGTGTCTCGCAGGAGAGAGGTGGGAAAGTCATTGATATAAATTGAATTGATTGAGGTGGATGCGCTCACCGTTGTGGTGGAATTCATCGTCAGGGTGACAACACCGTTATTGATTACCCCCTCAAAGAATGCTGATGAATCAGATTGGGTGCTACCGTCGCTGCCCGTCAGAAGACTCTGGAAGCTAATCCGGGTGCGGGGGTTAAGCAGGTTCCACTGTGAATTGTCGTAGTAAGCCTCAAAAACTGCTGACTGTGAGGCAACGACCTGATTGCCCCCGGTAAACAGGGGTGCGGTAAGTCCATTAATAATAATGGTGCCGGTAGACCCAGAGACGATGAAGTTATTCGATGATGACTTGGCATGAATCCGCATACCGTCTTGCAGGGCGGCGGGGAATACGTCTGTCGAAGCACTAAACACCCCACCAGAGGGTGAATGCCCAACCAGCCAAATACCTGTTTGCTGGGTGTTCTGATCCGCCCTCAGATACTCCTGTGCGGACGTAGCAGCCCCCACACCCGTATGCTTGTTACCCCCCATTGGTAAGTTACCAGACGCTGCGTTTTGACCGTCCCTGGTCACACAGTTTTCTAAGCCCGCCTTGTATTCGTCAAATTCCGCATCAAAACGAGAGGCTTGCGCCTGAATTCCCGCTGACGCATCAGCCGAAAAGTTATGTACTCGTGAAAATGTTCCGCCTGACCAGCCCATTATTCGTCAACCTCCAGCAAATTTTCCAAACTGCTTATAGCCAATGTTCCGGTGAGTACACCCATAATGGCTACGTTTCTTTCAAAGTTGGGCCTCATGCTTCTTAGTGCCTTTAGTGCTGCTGCTTTATTCGGGTCCATAATTGCTTCCGCCGCTTGTACAAGCGCCTTCTCCATATTCATTTCTGTAATAAGGCTCTTCGTAGAGTCCAAAGGAGAAACCACGAACATGCCTACTCTTGCCAGGCCACTCTTGAGGCTTTCCATGATGGCCTGAAACCCCTGCGTATCACTCGCAGACAGGGGAGTTCTTGCCACCATGTCAAGAGCCTCCATTGTCGAGTCAAATAACCGCATTCGCTCTGCCCCCTCTCTGCCACCTCCAAACGCTTCACGCAACACAGCCCTTTGTCGCGGTGTGGCGGCAATAGACTTCCTGAACCTATTGGCTAGTGAGGCCGCATCCCCGGTCATTGTGTTTGTTAGCGCCGTATCAGATACGTTCTTTAGATATTGAGCTACCAGCCCATCCCATGCCCCGGCAAATTCGGGAAACCTTCTCTCAACCTGCTGAATAGCAAGGCGAGCCAATCGCATGTTCTTCGGTGACTGGATCAAAGAGCCGGAAAACAGCTTGGCTGATGCGCTGGCTGCTTTTTCGTTTGTCACCTTTGACAAAGCACCAACAATCGAATCCTCAAGCGGCTGAACAAGTTCCCGTGTTAGCTGTCGGTATATCCCCTGCACACGGGCAAACTCTGGAGACACTTCCTCCAGGGTCTCTCTGAGCATCTTATTTGTTTCTACAAGGTAGTTTAGGGTTCGACCAGACACAGAAGTATCTCCGCGTCTCGCCCCGTCAATCATCGCGTCTATGGCGATCATTGAGCTATGCAGCCCCTCAAGAGACGTATCCAGTACCGCCTTTTTGTTCACCTTCTTTTTCGCATTTAACAGCTTGCGGGCACTCTTGAGCGCCTTCAAAACCGGACCTTTTGCCACCCTGATCTGCTCGTCCAGGTAACTGGCTACAGCCGATATGTCTATTGAGGGCGCTGAATCATAGGCCTCTTTATACAGATCTGAGGTTGCTTCTCGTCGCATTTGCTTTGCGAGAGCG